TGCCGGATTAGCTCAGCGGTAGAGCAGCGGTTTTGTAAACCGAAGGTCGGGAGTTCAATCCTCTCATCCGGCACCATTCCTTCGTAGCTCAAAGGTAGAGCATCTGACTGTTAATCAGAGGGTTTCTGGTTCGAATCCAGACGAGGGAGCCAGTTTTGAGGGGGGTTGACATTATCCCCCGGAATGCGTATAAATGATTCGTTGGCTAGGGAGTAAGTCCTCCCCGGGTTAGGGATTCCATTCTGGGTCATAGCCGATACCGAAAGACGCGACACACCTGCCTGCCGCCCCCTACAGTTCGCCGCTGTAGGGGGCATTTCTTTATCATCGGCCCGCGTGGTATCATATTTCCATGGATTACGCAGAAATCATTGCCAAAATCCCGGACGCCGAAAAGCCCGAGATTTTGGAAATCCTGCGCCGCCTTGATGAAGCCCGGGATCGGGAGGCAGCCCGGGACGATTTTATGAAGTTCGTGAACATGATGTGGCCCAGCTTCATCGGTGGGCGGCATCATCAGATCATGGCTGATGCGTTCCAGCGGGTCGCAGAAGGCAAGACAAAGCGCCTCATCATCAACATGGCACCCCGCCACACGAAGTCGGAGTTTGCCTCCTATCTTCTCCCGGCGTGGTTCCTCGGCAAGTTCCCCGAGAAGAAGGTCATTCAGACCGCTCACACGGCAGAACTGGCCACAGGCTTTGGCCGTAAAGTCCGTAACCTTGTCGGCTCGGACGACTACCAGAAGGTATTCTCCGGCATTGGCCTCCAGTCCGACAGCAAGGCTGCCGGGCGTTGGTCTACAAACAAGCGGGGTGAATACTTCGCTATCGGTGTCGGCGGCGCAGTGACGGGTAAAGGTGCTGACCTTCTCATCATTGACGACCCTCACTCGGAACAGGAAGCAATGCTTGGTCAGTTCGACCCAAGCGTGTATGACAAAGTTTTCGAGTGGTACACCTCCGGCCCACGCCAGCGTCTTCAGCCGGGCGGGGCTATTATCATCGTTATGACCCGGTGGTCGAAGCGTGACCTGACTGGGCAGATTATTGATGCCTCCATCAAGCGCGATGGGTCGAGCGAATGGGAAGTGATTGAGCTTCCCGCGATTATGCCGTCTGGGCAGCCGCTCTGGCCCGAGTTTTGGTCGCTAGAAGAACTTGAGAAACTGAAAGCAGAACTGCCGATCTCTAAGTGGTCGGCACAGTACCAACAGGATCCGACATCAGAAGAAGGCGCTTTGCTGAAGCGCGAGTGGTGGAGGATCTGGGATCGGGAAACGCCTCCGGCGTGCGAAGCCATTCTGGTGTCTTGGGACACCGCCTTCAAGAAAACCGAGCGGTCGGACTATTCGGCCTGCACGACTTGGGGCGTGTTCTATGACGACAGCAGCGGCAAGAAAATCCCGAACATCATCATGCTGGATGCCTTCAAGGACAAGATGGAGTTCCCTGAACTCAAACGCACAGCCTTGGAGCATTACAAGCAATGGCAGCCGGACATGGTGATTATCGAAGCGAAGGCATCTGGGTCTCCGCTAATTTTCGAACTGCGGGCGGCTGGTATTCCGGTTACGGACTTCACCCCGAGCAGAGGACAAGACAAGATTGCCCGTGTGAACGCAATCACGGATTTGTTTGCGAGCGGTGCCGTGTGGTGTCCAGATACCCGCTGGGCGGAGGAAGTGATTGAGGAGTGCGCTGCATTCCCGGCAGGATCGCATGACGACTTTGTTGACTCCGTGTCGCAGGCTTTGCTGCGTTTCCGCCAAGGCGGCTTTGTGAAGATTCATACAGACGAGGAAGATGACTATCTGCCCCGTCTCCCGGTTAACGAACCCTACTACTGAGGTAACAAATGGCCATTGAACCAGTCCTCCCCAATCCGATTGGTCTGCCAACAGAAGAGCCGCTGGATGTAATCATCCCTTCGGACATCGAGACCACCGAAACCGATGACGGCGGGGTCGTAGTGGATTTCTCCGCAGAAGCTGCGGAAGAGATCACTGGTGACGAGGGGTTCGATGACAACCTCGCGGAATACATTGATGAAGGCGAGCTTGACGGCATCGCCTCTGAACTTATTGGGGACTACCTCTCCGACAAGGAAGCCCGCCGCGACTGGGAAAAGGCTTACATCCAAGGCCTCGATCTCCTCGGCATGAAATACGAAGAGCGTACAATTCCATGGCCCGGGGCGTCTGGTGTTTATCACCCGATTCTGGCTGAGGCTGTGGTGCGCTATCAGTCCCAGACAATCATGGAAGTGGTTCCTGCCTCCGGCCCCGTTCGCACTCAGATTGTGGGCAAGATGACCCCAGAGCGCGCCAAGCAGGCCGAGCGCGTTGAAGACGAGATGAACTACATCGTCATGCAGCGCATCCCGGGATACCGCGCCGAGATGGAGCAACTCCTGTTCCGTCAGCCTCTTGCCGGGTCGGCCTTCAAGAAGGTCTACTTTGACTCGGTTCGTCAGGTTCCCCGTGCCGATTTCGTCCCGGCAGAAGACTTCGTTGTGCCGTATGGCGCTTCAGATCTTGAAAGCGCGCCTCGTTACACTCATGTGATGAAGAAGTATCCCAACGAGGTCAAGAAGCTCATGGCCTCTGGGTTCTATCGCGAGCTTGAGCTTCCGGATCCAACCCCGGATCGCAGCGACATTCAGGATAAGTACGACCGCATTGACGGCGACAACCCGACTTGGGATCTCGATGATCGTCACACGATCCTCGAAATGCACGTTGATTGCGACCTGCCGGGCTACGAGTCTGATGACGGGATTGCCCTGCCGTATGTGATTACAATCGAAAAGCAGGCTGGCAAGATTCTGTCGATCCGCCGCAACTGGCGTAAGGATGACCCGCTGCGCCAGAAGCGTATGCACTTTGTCCACTACCCCTACCTGCCGGGTCTTGGGTTCTATGGCTCCGGGCTGATCCACCTGATCGGTGGCGTGGCGAAGTCCTCCACCTCCATTCTCCGTCAGCTCATTGATGCTGGCACCCTGTCCAACCTCCCCGCTGGCCTCAAGGCTCGCGGCCTTCGCATCAAGGGCGACAGCTCGCCGCTGATGCCCGGTGAGTTCCGTGATGTTGATGTGGCCTCTGGTGCTATTAAAGACTCGATCACCTTCCTCCCATACAAGGAACCTTCCGCCGTTCTGTATCAGTTGCTTGGAACGCTCACGGAAGAAGGTCGGCGTATTGGCTCGATTGCGGACGTTTCTATCGGGGATATGAACCCGAATGCACCTGTGGGGACGACACTTGCGCTTCTGGAGCGTAACCTCAAGGTTATGTCTGCCGTGCAGGCCCGCGTCCATGCGGCTCTGAACCAAGAGTTCAAGCTGATCGCCCAGATCGTCAAGGACTACATGGGGCCTGATTACGAGTATGACGTTGGCGGCGACTACAGCCGCTATGAAGACTTTGATGACCGCGTTGATGTGATCCCGGTTTCTGACCCGAACGCCTCTACGATGTCCCAGCGCCTGATGCAGTATCAGGCTGCTCTCCAGATGTCGCAGCAGGCCCCGCAGATTTACAACACCGCTCTTCTGCATCGGCAGGCCCTCGAAGTGATGGGCATCAAGGGTGCGGACGAGATTGTGAAACTGCCGGAAGAAATGAAGCCAATGGATCCGGTCTCCGAAAACATGGCCCTGCTCAAGCAGGATCAGGTCAAGGCCTTCAAGGATCAGGATCACGAGGCTCATATCGCGGTTCACATGGCCTTTGCTCAGGATCCTCGGATCCAGCAGATGGTGGGCCAGAGCCAGTTCGCCAATGCAATCCAGTCCGCCATGCAGGCTCATATTGCAGAACACATGGGCTTTGCCTATCGCAAGAAGATCGAGCTTCAGCTTGGTGTGCCGCTGCCTGAACCCGGACAGCCCATGCCACCTGAGATTGAGCAGGCTATCGCTGCGGTTGAAATGCTTGCCGCACAGAAGGTTCTTCAGGAGGGTCAGGCTGAGGCCGCCCAGCAGCAGGCTGACCAGCAGGCTCAGGATCCAATCATCCAGATGCAGCAGGCTGAGCTTCAGATCAAGGCGCAGGAATCCCAGCGCAAGGCCCAGAAGGACATGGCTGACTCGCAGCTTGCCGCTGCTCGGCTCCAGCTTGAGCAGGAGAAGATTGCCTCCTCAGAGCGTGTTGCCGGGGCCAAGATCATGGCCGAGATGGAAGCCAAGGATAAGGAGATCTCCATCAAGCGTGCTGGAGAGCTTCTGCGGGCAGGCACTAAGTTGATCGGGACAAACACTCAGACCCCGCAGGGTAACGAATGAATGAGCTTGAGTTCCTGAAGAAGAAGATCCGCGAAGACCTTAACGACTTGGCGGATTCTATGGCTACTGGGTCGGCAGCGGATTATCCGATGTACCGCCACATGGTCGGCAAGGTTGAGGGGCTGGCGCAAGCTGAGCGCCATATCCTTGATCTTGAAGAAAGACTCCGTGAGGCTGAAAGGCTCTAGTATTGGAGGTCAGCCACCCAGAGTGGTATTATTGTGTAAGGGATTGTGTTCGCGCCTAATTCCAACACAACGGGACGACACCGGAAAGTCGCTAATATGAGTGGACAGGCTGAAAGGCTTGCTGATGGACTGCCGACCCCAAAGGGGTATCGGATTCTGATTTCTCTCCCCGAGATTCAGGAGAAGACTGCCGGGGGCATCATTCGCCCGGACGATCTTCGAAAGAAGGAAGAGACCGCCTCTATGCTCGGTCAAGTCCTTGATATGGGGCCGGATTGCTACGCCGACAGGGATCGTTTCCCGAGCGGGTCGTACTGCAAGCCCGGAGACTATGTGATTTTCCGTTCCTATTCGGGAACGCGGTTCAAGGTTAATGGCCGCGAGTACCGACTCATCAATGACGACACTGTTGAAGGTGTCGTGGCTGATCCCAGCATCTTTGAGAGGGCATAATGGAACTGGATAATGACAAGGAAGTAATTCTCGACAAGTCTGATTCCTCCTCCAACGAGGTAGAAATTGAGATTGTTGATGATACGCCAGAGGCTGACAAGGGCCGACCCCGCCGTCCGGAGGGGCAGGAACCTGAGATCCCGTCTGACGATGAAATCGCTAACTATAGCGAAGGCGTCCAGAAGCGTATCAAGAAGCTGCGTTATGAGTTCCATGAGGAACGCCGCGCCAAAGAAGAAGCGGCACGCCAGCTTAATGAAGCCACAGCTCTCGCCAAGAGGCTGATGGAAGAAAAGAAGAGGATGGAACAGGCCCTGCGCAAGGGCGAGGAAATCCTTGTTGAGAATGCTAAGGGCAAGGTCGAGAGCGAACTCGAACTGGCTCGCAAGAAGTTTAAGGAAGCCTACGACTCGGGCGATGCCGATGCTCTCGCAGCGGCGCAGGAACGAATCGCAGAGCTTTCTGTCCAGAAGGCCAGTGCCATCAACTACCGCCCTGTTTACAAGGAGGAAGTTGAGACCCGGCAGATCGAACCCGGTTATGAACCCGTGGTTCGTCCGCCTACTGACCCGAAGGCGGTGGATTGGGCCAAGAAGAATACTTGGTTCGGGCGTGACCAGTTGATGACTGATTACGCTAAGCATATCCACGATCGCATTGTTGTGTTTGACCGAATTGATCCTCGCACAGAGGAGTATTGGCAGACACTCGATGGGGAAATGCGTAGGCGTTTCCCGGAGATGTTTGATGATCCAGACGAAGATAGCCGTTCAGAGCGTCCGGTTCGTCAGCAGACATCTAATGTGGTGGCCCCGGCATCCCGCAGCTCCGCTGCAAAGCCGCGCAAACAGGTGAAACTGACGGCTACTGAGGTTGCTCTCGCTAAGCGCCTTGGTCTCTCGGTAGAACAATACGCCGCCGAAAAAATGAAAGGTCAGATGTAATGGCTGATAAGCGCATTCCTCGCGAAAGCGAGACCCGCGAAGCTAGTTCGCGCAAGAAGGGCTGGACGCCTCCGTCCGTGCTGCCGGAACCAATCCAGAAGGATGGTTACAAGTACCGCTGGGTTCGCACTGCGACTCAGGGGGCTATCGACAACACGAACGTCAGCTCCAAGTTCCGTCAGGGGTGGGAGCCTGTGCGTGCTGAAGAACATCCGGAAGTGACTGTTCTTCGTGACCGCAACTCTCAGTTCCAAGACAATATTGAAATTGGTGGGCTTCTTCTTTGCAAGGCTCCAGATGAGCTTGTTGATGAGCGTAACGCTTACTACAAGCAGATGGCGGAGCAGCAGGCTGAAGCTGTTGACAGCAATTTCATGCGTGAAAGCGACCCGCGTATGCCTCTGATGAAACCGGAGCGCAGCACGCGAGTTACATTCGGCGGTGGCCGCAAGCCGTAAAAAGCGACTGGCCGCCAAAACAAACAAAACGAGGTAGATACATATGGCTTCTACAGCAGCCCCCTATGGTCTTCGTCCCGTTAATCTGATTGGCGGCCAGCCCTATGCTGGCTCTACGCGCCTCATCAAGATTGCTTCCGGGTACGCGGCCAATATCTTCTTCGGTCAGCCTGTCGCCATTGTGGCGAACGGCGTGGTCGAAGTCGCCACTGTGACCACAACCGCCCCCACCACTGGTGTGACTGGCGTGTTTGTTGGTTGCACATACACAGACCCGAACCTCAAGATTCCGGTGTACAAGCAGTATTGGCCGACAGGCACAGTTGCTTCTGACGCCTACGCTTATGTCGTGGACGATCCGGACATCGTTATGCAGGTTCAGGCTGACGAAGCTGTCGCTCAGACCGCTCTTGGTGCGAACATTGCTCTCGTTGCCGCTTCTGGCAGCACAGGCACTGGCAACTCCACCACGGCTGCTGACGGCTCTTCCGTCAACACAACCGCTTCGCTGCCCCTTCGCATTGTGGGCTTCGTGAACGGCCCAGATTCGACAGTGGGCGATGCCTACACTGACATTCTCGTCAAGTGGAACGCGCCCTACAATAACTCCGGTACGATTGAAGGGGGTCACTCCTACAATCAGTCTACTGGCGTGTAATAGGGAGTCATAAAACATGGCTATTTCTCGCGCACAACTCCTCAAAGAACTGCTCCCCGGTCTGAACGCTCTGTTCGGTCTGGAGTACAAGAAGTACGAAAACGAGCATGAGGAAATCTACGAGACCGAATCTTCTGAACGCTCGTTCGAAGAAGAAGTCCAGCTCTCCGGCTTCGCTGCCGCTCCTGTCAAGGCTGAAGGCGCTGCCATCAGCTACGACAATGCGCAGGAAGCTTGGACGGCTCGTTACAACCACGAAACAATCGCTATGGGCTTCTCCATCACTGAAGAAGCGATGGAAGACAACCTGTATGACAGCCTCTCGGCTCGTTATACCAAGGCTCTGGCTCGTGGCATGGCTTACACGAAGCAGGTCAAGGCGGCTTATCCGCTGAACAACGGCTTCTCCGGTGGTGCGTTCACCTCCGGTGACGGCGTGACCCTCTTCAACACCCAGCATCCGCTGGTTGGTGGCGGCTACAACAGCAACACGCCTTCTGTGGCGGCTGACCTGAACGAAACCTCGCTTGAAGCGGCGGTGATTCAGATCGCTGGCTTCAAGGATCAGCGTGGCCTGCTCATTGCGGCGAAGCCCCGCAAGCTCATTGTTCCGCCGAGCCTGATGTTCGTGGCTACTCGCCTGCTGGAGACTGAACTCCGCACAGCGACTGCCGATAACGACATCAACGCTATCAAGAACAACGGCTCGATCCCCGAGGGTTATGCGGTCAACCACTATCTGACCGACACTGACGCTTGGTTCCTCATCACCGATGTTCCGAATGGCATGAAGCACTTCGAGCGCACACCGATGACGACATCCATGGATGGCGACTTCGACACTGGTAACGTGCGTTACAAGGCTCGTGAGCGTTATTCGTTCGGCGTGTCTGACCCGCTCGGCATCTTCGGATCGCCCGGCGCGTAATTGCTACCGGAGGGGGAGCTTCGGCTCCCCCTTCTTTCTTTCCGGGTAATCCCCGCCGCCTAGACTGTCCCGGCAGACGTTGCAGAGACTAGGCAGCATTCTCCTGCAAGAGGTTATTCTCATGGGTACTACAACCTTCTCCGGTCCAGTCGTTTCTAACGCTGGCTTCATCACGGGCACCGATGTGGTGGCTCCGTCCGTCACTGCCTCCACCCTCACAGTCACAAGCGACTACAATGGCGACGTTATCCCCCTGAACCGCGCTGCCGGTCAGGCTGTGACACTTCCCGCTGCGACAGGCTCGCAGGCGAAGTACACCTTCTTCATTGGCACAACCATCACCAGCAACTCGACAACCATCAAGGTTGCGAATGCTACGGATGTGATGCAGGGCCGCGCCATTATGGCCGCCTCGACACCGGGTGCCTTCTACACCACAGCCACATCTGACACGATCACACTTAACGGCACCACAACTGGTGGCATCGCCGGTTCCTACATCGTTGTCACAGACATCGCTGCTGGTTTCTGGCTGACTGAAGCTACGCTTCAGGCTTCTGGCACCGTTGCCACTCCGTTCAGCGCCACTGTGTCGTAATTCTGGCCTCATAGGAGGCCGACATGGCTCTGAATAATTCCAACATTCAGGCTACCACTCGCACGAGCGACGGAAGCATTTACGCTTCCCGAGCCCGTGTGAAGGGTATCTTTTGCACATCCGCATCCGGTGGCTCTATCGTCCTGAAGGACGGTGGCTCCAGCGGCGCGACGCTTCTGAACGTGGCGATTGCGGCTGGCTTTAACAACAACATCATCATCCCGCAGGACGGGATTTTGTTCGAGACCAATGTGTATCTCGACTTGACGGGCGCTGACTCCGTGACGGTGTTTTACCAAGCTTAACCGGGGGCTCGAATGGCTGAGATTGCTTCGATCACGCAACGCGGATTGACTGAGCCATTTGAGCTTCAGGTATCCCGTGGCCAAATTGCTTGGCACAGGACTGTCGTGGTTTTCGGGTACAACCCCGATATTGACACTGCGGCGGAAACGGTTTGGCCCGGGGATGGCATCTTGCCGTTCCCGGCCTCCGCTATCCAAATGAAGGTTAGCTCTGCCAGCGCGAACGACACCGCGAATGGCACCGGGGCTCGCACCGTTTACATCGGTGGCCTTGACGCCAACCATAATGAGATTTCAGAAGTGGTTACGATGAACGGCCAGACTGCCGTTCTCACCACCCAATACTTCCTCCACATCAACCAAGCCTATGTGCTTACAGCAGGCAGCCTCAATGGGGCCGCCGCGAACATCTACATCGGTGATGGTGTGGTGACTGCGGGCGTGCCTGCCACCGTGTATGACATCATCGCGTATGACTTCAACACGCGCATCACTGGCAGCTATACAATCCCCGCTGGCTATACCGGGTACTTGGCGCAGGGCCTCTTCTCGTCCGGTCAGGCTGGTGGCTCGAATCAGGTCACTGGCCGTCTGATGACCCGGGGGGCAAATAACATTCGACTTACCGCTGCCGTTACGACACTCAACAACGGCACGGCAAACTACGTCTTTGAATACAACCCGACTATACCAGAGAATACAACTGTGGAAGCGCAGGCTATCGGGGCATCCAATAACAACGCTTGCTCATCCATGTTCATCATTCTGCTCGTCAGGAACACAGGTGCATAATGGCCAAGACTCCAGCATGGCAGCGCAAAGAAGGCAAGAACCCAACGGGCGGCCTTAACGCCAAGGGCCGGGCCTCCGCCAAAGCGCAGGGCATGAACCTCAAGGCCCCTGTCAAATCAGGCGACAATCCTCGCCGCTCTTCATTCCTTGCTCGAATGGGCAACATGCCCGGGCCAGAACGCAAGCCAAATGGTGAGCCTACCCGTTTGCTCCTCTCTCTCAAGGCTTGGGGAGCTTCTTCAAAGGCTGACGCCAAGAGCAAGGCTGCGGCCATGTCAAAGCGGCTGAAGGCGAAGAAGAAATGAAAACCCCGACAAAGAGCAAGGTTAACGCGGCAGGCAACTACACGAAGCCAACCATGCGGAAGAACCTGTTCAACAAGATAAAGGCTGGCGGCAAGGGTGGAAAGCCCGGCCAGTGGTCTGCTCGCAAGGCACAGATGCTTGCGTCTGAATACAAGAAGGCTGGCGGAGGTTACAAGGACTGATGCCGCTCAAGAAGCCACAGCAGTCTCTGAAGGCTTGGACAGCCCAGAAATGGCGGACAAAGTCCGGCAAGCCGTCCACACAGGGGCCAAAGGCAACTGGCGAGCGATATTTGCCTGAAAAGGCGATTAAGGCCATGCCGCCCGGTGTTTATGCAGCTTCCACCCGTGAGAAGCGCAAAGCACTCAAGTCAGGAAAGCAATTCTCAAAGCAGCCAAAGTCGGCTGCAAAGATCGCAAAGGGGTATCGGTAATGTTGCAGGCCCTACTCGCCCCCGGCCTTGAAATGATTGGCAAGCTGGTTGACCGGATCCCCGACCCGGCAGCCCGTGAGCGTGCGTCCCTTGAGATGCAGGCCGACCTTCTGAAGTATGCTGCCGAGCAGTCTCAGGCGCAGATGGAGGTCAACAAGGTTGAGGCTGCCCACCAGAGCATCTTTGTTGCTGGCTGGCGTCCTTTTGTGGGCTGGATGGGCGGTGTTTCGCTCGGTTATGCGTTCCTGCTCCAGCCAATCCTTTCGTGGTTCCTCGCCATCTGCGGGGTTTCGACCCCTCTTCCAGAGCCAAACACGGATGCAATGATGGCTTTGGTTACTGCGATGCTTGGCGTTACAGCCGCTCGCAGCTTTGACAAGTGGAAGGGGACGACTAAGTGACCCCTTTCTACATCTTCATTATCGCAGTCATGCTCCCGACAGGTGAGATTCAGGTCAAGCATACCTTTGTCCCAGAGTGTCCAACTCAGGAACAGGTTGTGGCGGTGATGAAGCCCATGAAAGATCGTGGTGAAATCCTTGCTTGGGGCGGCTCCTGTTCAGCCATGACACCTGAGAAGGAGGCGTGAGATGGTTGATATGTCTGATCTGAATATTGCGGTGGCGAAATTGGAAGTCCAAGTTGAACGCCTTGAGCAAGACATGGCTGAACTCAAGTCCGACATCAAGTTCATCCGGCGCAAGCTGGACGAAGCTGCTGGTGGATGGAAAGTTTTTATGATCGTGGGCAGCGCAGGCGCAGCTCTCGGCGGCCTAATCTTCAAGGGCCTTGACATGATGTGGGGCAAGTGATGCCCCCGTGGATGAAGATCGCATACTCCCTGAACGGGACTAAGGAGTTTGCCGGGAAGGCGAATAACCCGACAATCCTTGGATGGGCCAAGAAACTAGGTGGATGGTTCGCCAGTTTCTACAAGGAAGACTCAATCCCGTGGTGCGGCCTTTTTGTGGCCCATTGCATGAAAGAGGCGGGGTTCCCTGTCCAAGGTGATGCACTTTCTGCTCTCGGCTGGGCCGATTATGAGCGTTCGTGCGAACCATCGGTTGGTGCTATCATGGTGTTTAAGCGTGATGGTGGTGGCCATGTTGGTTTCTATGTCGGGGAGGATAAGGATGCTTATCACATTCTGGGCGGCAATCAGTCTGACATGGTTAATGTGGCGCGAGTGGCAAAAGATCGCCACGTTGGAACTCGCTGGCCAAACACATTCCCGCTCCCCAAAACGGGCCGGGTAATACTCACAGCAAAGACAAATCTCTCAAGGAATGAGGCGTAACATGGCTATCGGTCGTAGCTCGATGATGAAGGAGCTGAAGGCCCCCGGCAAGGTCAAGAAGGTGATGAAGGAGTTCAAGGCTGGAAAGCTGCACTCCGGATCCAAGAAAGGCCCCGTGGTCAAGAACAAGAAGCAGGCTGTGGCTATCGCCCTCAGCGAAGCCCGCAAAGGAAAGAAGAAGTAATGGCTGGAATTTCTGACTCCGATAAGCTCGGAATGGCTGCGCTGCTCGCCTCCCTTGGCGACAGCCAGACTGTGAATCGCGCCAAGAAGGCAGACAGGCTTGTTCCTGAAAAGTCCAAGTCTGTGGTCAAGCGGCGCAAGATCACTCTTGATGACATCAAGAGCGGTCGCGTTTCGGCTGGGGATGCCAACGATGAGATGGCTATCCAGTCGATGCAGGGTTACAAAAGCGGCGGCATGATTGACCGTGCTGCAATTCGTGGCAAGACAAAAGGAAAGATTTGCTAATGGGCAAGCGTGAAGATGATGGTATGAAGGGACTTGGCGTCACCTTCAAGATTGGCCCCGGCCAAAAGCTGATGAAGGACTCTATGGAAGGCCCGCTGTATGTTGGCCCGAAGAAGAAGGCTGCTCCTTCTACTTCTGCCCCAAAGGCGAAGCCAAAGGCGGATATGCCCAAGCGTCCCGTGTCGCCGACCCCGGCTCCCAAGGGTCTGCCGCAGCGCCCAATCAGCAAGACGCCAGAGCCAAAGTTCAACCCGCTCACAAGCACTTATAGCTATGACGGCAAGACAGTGGTGAAGGCTCCTGCTCGCAAGGAGTATCCGGGGCCGACCCCGCAGTCGAAAGACCTTGAGGCCTTTAGCCCGGCTCTGGGCAAAAAGGTTCCGGTTTACAAGTCTAGCAAGCCAGCTTCGGAATCCGATTCCCAGCCGCCAGCTCGCGAGCCGCGTATGGTGTTCAGCCCAACTCTTGGGCGGATGGTTCCTGCCTACAAGAACGGTGGCCAGATCCGTGGTGACGGCATGGCCCGCGTCAAGACCAAAGGCAAGATGTGCTAAGGAGGCCTCATGGCCCGTGGTGATGGAAAGGCCCTTCGGGGCCATACCAGAGCGGTAAAGAGCCAAAACCAAAAGCCCCGCTTCTCCAAGTCTGGGGAGCGGAAGATGGCTATTGGTGGGAACCCGGGCGATCTCGCCACGGGTGGGTTTGGCACTGGCATCTCGGGCCGTGCGGCTACCCCCGGTGACGTTGCACGCGCAGTAGATCGCGGCAACGCCATGGCGGGCGGAAGGCAGGGTGAAGGTGGCGCAGGCCGTGGCAACGCTGCCCCGCGCATGATGTCTTCCGCGCAGGACTATGCTTCCATTGTCCCGGGGACAGTCTCTCTTACGAAAACCAAGCAGTTCCAGCCGTTTGCCCAGACCCCAAAGGGGCTATCTCTTTTGGCGGCTTCCAAGGCTCCCATGACATATGCGGAGGCGCAAAAACTCATGGCGCAACTGCCGCCGAAGACGGAATATAGCTGGAATCCGGTTGCTCCCAGCAGCGGGTTTACATCGTACCCCGTTAGGGTGAATGTCCCCATCCTCGGCCAGAAGTCCGGGTTTGTAAACATCCCAAATACGGCAGGCAGGACAATCCCCGGGGCCACAATTGGCTCTTGGAACCCCGCTGCGCCGCAGGCACCCGCTCCCGTTGCCGCATCCCCAGCAGCCAAAGAGATCACGGAACGCCTTCCCCAAGAAGCCAACGTGGTTCAAGAGACCCGGAAACAGTTCTACGACCGAATCTCTCCCACACCCGCTCCAAAGCCATTTGCGGGGCGTATGGAGGGGCTTTCGTTTGCCTCGGCTCCACAGGCCGCCCAACCCTCAAAACCAGCCTCTAGCGCCCCCGCAATCGTTACTGCGGGCCGTGCGCCAGCCCCCCTTTCCGCCGGACGCCAGTCCGCCGGGTTGGAACCACGCGAAGGCGGCGGCAATCGCCCTCCTTGGTGGAACTTGGAGCAGTCGGATCCTTACTGGGCCGACCATCCAAATCAGTACCGCCGCCGCTTCGGCAAAGATGCCAAGCTCCCCGGGACAAGCACCATGAAAGATGGTGGTGATGTCCGCAGGGATGGGCGTGCGGTTCGTGGCAAAACGAAGGGACGCTTTATCTGATGGCTGGGAAGATCAACATTGGTGCATCCGTTGCGGTGGTCAAATCACGACCCCGGCGCAGGAGCAAGCCAAAGGCCCGCAGGCATTCTAAGAGCCTCGGCCCGAAGGATCCAATGCGGCGAGATCGCGGCAGCCATTAACAGAGACGGGAACGTGCGCCGTTTGGGCAGGCGGGCTGTATACGAACCCAGAGGGTCATCAGCCGGGGGCGCACACTTATACCGATGTTATCGGGGTATAAGCCATATGTGCTATACCATGCTATAATCGGTTAGAAACAGGTATATACATGACAACCAGCGGCACATCCACATTCAATCTCGACTTTGCCGAGATCGCCGAGGAGGCGTTCGAACGCGCTGGCCTTGAGCTGCGTTCCGGCTACGACATGAAGACCGCACGGCGCAGCCTTAACTTGCTGTCTGCCGAATGGTCTAACCTCGGGTTGAATCTCTGGACGATTGGGACTGGGTCGATTACGCTCGTTCCCGGTACGGGGACTTACACAATTGCGGACGGCGTTCCGGACGACATGATCGACATGATCGAGCATGTGATTCGCACGAACACCAGCGGGACGAACACCGACATCACGATGCAGCGCATCTCGGTGTCTGACTATGCGGCCATCCCAACCAAGTCCACACAGGGCAGGCCTCTCCAGATTTACGTCAATCGGCAGATCAACCCGACAGTCACTGTATGGCCCGTTCCGGATAGCAGCACAACCTATACGCTGGTATACTGGTATCTGCGTAGGATTGAAGACACCGGGAACAGCGCGGCCAATACCCCTGACATTCCCGTTCGCTTCCTGCCTGCCCTGATCGCAGGACTGGCTTATCACATTGCCCTTAAGAACCCCGAGGCCTCTGATCGCATTCAGATGCTCAAGAGCATGTACGAGGAACAGTTCCAGTTGGCTGCCTCTGAAGATCGAGACCGCGCACCGGATCGGTTCCTGCCGTATGTAGGCTTTGGGGGTTACTAATGACTGTCCCGTATGCCAAGGGTAGGCGGGCATTCGGCTTCTGCGACCGCTGTGGGTTTCGAGCTGATCTTTCAGCCCTATACCTCCAGCCCGTCAAGGGGCGGAACACAAACCTGAAGGTCTGCAACGAGTGCCTCGATCAGGATCATCCGCAGCTCTTCCTTGGTATGTTCCCGATTAACGATCCGCAGGCCCTGCGGGATCCTCGCCCAGACACAGCCAAGGTGGTCAGCGAGGCTCTGTTTGGCTGGTTGGATGTTGTCGATCTTATGGAAAACAACTCGGTTGGTGGTATCGTTGGAAACAACGCCGTCTACTGCCAAGGCCAGATTGGTTCAGTAATTGTTCTTAACAACGGGCAGTACGACCCGAATATCTAAGGAGACCCCCTATGAAGGGTAAGACTGGTAAGTCCGCCATGCGTGGCGGTGGTTTGGCCCGAAAGGGTGTTGGCGCGGCTCTCAAGGGCGGCGGCATTGCTCGCAAGGGTACAGGATCAAACGCTACACCGGGTGGCAAGATCAAGAAGATGGCCGTTGGCGGCCCAACAGCTCCGGCTACTCCCCCGGTAACAACGCCTGCTGCACCTCCGACAGCCGCGACTGGCACCCGCCCCGGATTCCGCCATGACGGAAAGCCTCTTGACCCCATGCGCAATGGCCTTGGACGTTCTCCTTCCAGCTTCAGCGCCCGTTCTGAAGCCGGGGTCTATGATCGCATTAGCAATATGGGGGCGAATCGTGACCGCATGATGGCTCGCCCATCTGGCCCACAGCTTACTGGAGGCCCATCATCTCCGACTAATAACATCCCCGGAACAGCTACAACCATGCCTGTTAATCCTAGCCTTGTCGGACAGAGGCAAAACCTTAATGATACGCGTTTGGCTCCGCCTCAGTTTAATGGCACCACAGCTAAGGAGCCACCTTTGTCTCCTATGGCTATGAAACGGAAGAGCGGCGGCAAGGTTGCTAAGTACGCCAAGGGTGGCGCTGTAAAAATGACCGCTGGTGCGGGGTCTGGCTCTGGTCGCCTTGAGAAGGTGGCTGCTCATAAGGCCGCTCCTCGCGTGAAGGCTGTCGGCCTGAAGAAGGGCGGAAAGGTCAAGGGTAAGTAACATGGCCAAGAATGAACTTGAGAAGCTGTCCAAGGGGCAGAAGAAGGAAAATGTGGCGCTGATTGAAGGCGGCATGTCTATGGGTGTGTATTCCGGCTTGATGCCCCGCATCGAGAAGAAAAACACAATGCGCGGCTACGGAGCTGCGACCAAGGGCAAGACATTCTCCAAGAACGGCTGAGTAGATGAACTACACCGAGCTTAAAGCAGAGATCTGGGCGTACCTCCAGACTGACGATGATGGCCTCGGCGGCATGACGGATACAATCATCCGGCAGGCCGAAGAGCGTATCGTGCGCTCGGTGCAGCTTCCTTACTTCAGGAAGAACGTGACGGGCAACGCGACAAGCAGCAACAAGTATTTGTCCGCCCCGTCCGACTTCCTCTCCGTTTACTCCATTGCGGCTATTAGCGCAGGGGAGCAGTTCTATCTGCTGCCGAAGGATGTGGCCTTCATTCGTGAGGCTTATCCGTCTGCGACAGCTACGGGGTTGCCAAAGTATTACGCGCTGTTCGATGAGAACACGTTCCTGCTTGGGCCGACCCCGAACAGCAACTACGAGATGGAACTCCACTACTACTATGAGCCAGCCTCCATCGTGGATACGGGGACTAGCTGGCTTGGCGACAATGCTGAGAATGCGCTTCTGTATGGGTGCTTGGTTGAAGGCTATACAGTCCTCAAGGGCGACCCGGAGATCATGCAGGTTTATGCTGATCGCTACATGGATGCGCTTACTCAGCTCAAGACTCTGGGCGAAGGGCGTGATCGGTCTGACACTTACCGCAATGGCGAAACAAGAGTGAAGCCTAACTGATGTTTGACGCAATCCCGGGGATTGGCTCCGTGTACGTTGAGACCACGAGCAATCGTGGTTTTACCCCAGAAGAGTGGACGGAGCGTCTGCTCAACAAATTGATTCACATCGCAGATACTGCGCCGCCTGCCATCAGGGATCAGGCGATCGCATTCCGCGAAGCAATGCGGCCAGCGATTGTCCAGCACATGAAGCAGGCTATCAAAAGCGACAGGACAACCCTGTCTGCAAAACTTAGGGAAGCAGGTCACAATGATGTGGCCGACCTGATTGGGAGACTATAATGGCAATTTCTCAAGCAATGGCCACATCGTTCAAGGTTGAAATCCTGAACGGCATTCACGCATTCGGAACTACGGTTATCCGCGCTGCCACAACCGCAGACACATTCAAGATCGCGCTTTACACCTCGTCCGCAACTCTTGGTGCGTCCACGACTGCCTACAGCTCGACAAATGAAGTCACAGGCACGAACTACACCGCTGGCGGCAACACACTGTCCGTAAACCCAGCACCAGCATCAAGCGGCACAACTGCGCTTTTGAGCTTCGACAACACAACTTGGTCTAACGCCACGATCACCGCCAACGGCGCGCTGATCTATAACAGCAGCCAGTCAAATAAGGCTGTTGCTGTTCTGGCCTTCGGCAGCGATAAGACATCGACTGCTGGTGACTTTACGATTGTGTTCCCAAATGCTGACGCCTCGAACGCCATCATCCGCATCGCTTGAGGTAGCCTAAATGGCAATTTCCCTTAAGCACAATTTCCAATCGGCGATTGCCGATGGCGGCGACACAAGTCTTGTTCAGCCTTCCAACTGGAACGCTGAGCATGACCTCACGCTTGCAACGTCTCGCCTTATCGGCAGGACTACAGCAGGAACTGGGGCTGCCGAGGAAATTTCTGTTGGGACTGGCCTCAGCCTTTCGGCGGGATCTTTGGCTGTAGGAGCTACGACACCGCAGACTAACACCACTAACACATTCACCGCCAGCCAAATCATCTCGGTTACGGACAACACCAACGCCGCACTGCGCATTACGCAGCTCGGAACTGGTGAATCCATTCGCGTTGAAGACAGCACCAACCCAGATGCGACTCCGTTTGTTGTTACGGCAACGGGTGCAGTAGGCATCGGCACGGCATCACCAAATACAATACTCCACGCGCAGGTTCTCGGCGGAACTTCCAACGGTCTTCAGTTGACGACCGAAGGCAATACTCTTTTCAACTCGCTTGCGTATACAGACTCAGCAACAAATTGGTCGCGGTTCTACCGTTATCGCGGAACAACGTCAGCTCCAACGATTGTTGCATCTGGCGACACGATCAAGCTTGACTACTATTACGGCTATGATGGCGCTAATGTTCAGCCTGCTGCCGCTCTAGCCGTTAAGGTAGACGGGACTCCGGGCGTGGGAGATATGCCGGGGCGTTTTGAGTTTTACACGACACCGGATGGAAGCGCAACACTTGCCGAGCGTATGCGTATCCGCAGTGATGGCGGCGTTGGTATTGGCACCGCTGGTGCCTCTGGTGTCGGCTTGTATGTTGGTAAAAACATTACAGGCGCAACAACTGCGTATGGCATTACCACTCAATCAACTGTTCAGCCTGATGTAACAACTCAAGCAAATTACTTTTACACTGGCGCGTTTACGGCAGCCAACGGTGGGACACCGTACACAGTCGGAACGCTAAACCACTACGCTGCCGTTCAGGGTACATTCAACGCAGATAGTACGGTATCAGGCCAAGTTGGGTACAGTTCAGGAGCTACCCTTATTGGAGCAACAAATAACTATGCTTTCCTTGCCGGAAATACAGCAGCCGTTACCACAGGGAAGACAGCGTATGGTTTCTACTCTAACGTAAATACGGCAACAGGTGGCGGCACCACATACGGCTTCTTTGCCGCTGGCACTGCCAATAATGTCATGCCGAACCTTAGCGGCGGCACTGCTGCATCAAGCACGTTGACGCTCCAGTCAACGACTGGCGCTGGTACGACAGACGCAATTATCTTTAGGACGGCCAGCCAGACTGAACGCTTCCGCATTGGCACGGCTGGTCAGCTTGGCATTGGCGGCACAAACTACGGCACATCTGGCCAGACAATCGTTTCTGCTGGCTCGGCTGCTGCTCCCTCATGGGGTACGCTCCCTGTTTCTGGTGGTGGCACAGGCGCTACAACGGCTAATGCTGCGCTTACCAACCTGACAACATTGACAAGCACAGCAACCGCTGCTGGTACAACAACACTTACCAATACCAGCACATACTTCCAGTTGTTTACTGGGACAACGACACAGACTGTTGTTCTCCCCGTGACAAGCACACTTGCTACCGGGTGGACGTTCCACATCGTAAACAATTCGACAGGAAACCTTACTGTCAATTCGTCCGGCGGCAATCTGGTTGTGACTGTGTTACCGGGTACAACTGCGATGTGTACCTGCATTGGCACAAGTCTGACGACTGCTGCCGATTGGGAAGCTGGCCTTACAGACTTCAGCACGGCCACGGGTACAGGTAGCGTAGTTTTGGCTACTTCTCCTACCCTGACAACGCCTAACCTTGGGACACCTTCAGCGGCGACTCTTACTAATGCTACTGGCCTTCCGCTGACCACAGGTGTGACGGGTACACTCCCTGTTGCTAATGGTGGTACTGGTGTTGCTTCTGCCACGGCCTATGCCCTGCTTGCAGGAGGCACAACATCCACTGGTGCATTTCAGTCTCTCGGGACTGGTACATCTGGCCAATCTTTGTTGTCCGGCGGGGCATCTGCTCTTCCAACTTGGGGTTCACCTGCCGCCCTTTCCACGGCGTCTGGCTCTGCGCCGTCTTACTCTGCTCGCGCTTGGGTTAATTTCACAGGCACAGGCACAGTTGCAATCAATGCCTCTGGCAATGTTTCAAGCATCACAGACAACGGAGTTGGTGACTACACAATGAACTTCACCACAGCCATGTCTGATACAAACTATGCTGTGGCTGGCGCGGTGTTTATAACATCAGGAAGCCAAGCCAGAAGCCTTGGCGGTGCAGCCAACTACACATTTGCCACTGGTTCTCTGAGATTCCAGACGATGTCCACAAGCGCGCTTACGGACTACACAGTGGTTACTGCGGCCATATTCAGGTGATCCATGATTGATAGCAAGCGAATCATATATCCAACTGATGACGGTGGTGTCGCTGTAATTATTCCGGCTCCCGACTGTGGGCTTACGGTTGAGGAGATTGCGGCCAAGGATGTCCCACAGGGGAAGCCATATAAGATCATTGATGCTTCGGACGTTCCGGCAGACCGTACATTCCGCAATGCGTGGGAGTATGCCGAATGATCGTTATTAACATGGACAAGGCCAAGCAAATTGCGCACGGAAAGCGCAGAGCCGCACGTTCCGAGGAGTTCGCGCCACTGGACATTAAGGCAACCATTCCGTCCGAGGCTGCTGCCGCGGAGTCTGCTCGGCAGGCTATACGCGACAAGTATGCGATAATGCAGGTCGAAATGGATGCCGCATCAACGCCAGAAGAGCTTAAGTCACTTCTGCCGCAGTAATCATTTAACATGGTCTGGCCCATAA